GCTGGTAGATTCGAGACCGAAACACTTCCACTTACTGGAATGGGGCTACCAGAACTATTAGTTACCTCAACTTCGTTACTGACCGTAACCGGGCCAGTAATGGTGGTAGAGCCAGTCTTGGCCTCAATCTTATTGAGGAGACTAACTGTCTTCCGAAGGGACTCATCAGCCCCATCGTTGATGAAGGGCGTGTCGACCACGGATTACAAACCTTTTTCGAGGGCGTCTAAGAAGCTGAGACCTTTATCAAGTTTCTCGGATTTGGCTGGAGCTTGTCCAGACCCAGCACCAGGAGTTGCCTTTCGGTAGTCAGAAAGATTGTCACGAAGACTCTTCATCTCTTGATTTGTCTTTGTGACGTAATCCTTGAACACTTGGACAACAAGGGGGAGACTTACGGCTTGGTAAGTCAACGCGGCTCTCTGTCTGTGATCAAGAGGCTCTGCATCAAGTTTCTCGGCGTGGTTTCGAAGTTCGTCAATCGTCTTGTTCCAAGACTCGTTGCCCTCGATCTTCTTCAAGATGGGGAGTTCTTCTTGGAATGTGCCCCATACCTCACCGAAAGCTTTCTTGGCATCGGCGTCATACTTGGAGCGTTCGGCACGATCCTCTTCTTCTTCGGCTCTAGTCAAAGCTTCAAGAGCAGTCTTGCTCTCCTTAAGCATCTCTTCACGTTTGCCGTTCAACTGCACAAGCTCGTCAACTTTCATTCGGACAGCCAAAGCATCAGCTGCGTCCATCTCTCCAGTCAACTCTTTCAATAGAGTGCGACGTTTCACTCCGTCAGTCTCATTCACAGCTTCGAGAATGGTAGAAGGACGAACTTCGTAGGTCTTGGCAATGTCCGAGATGGTCTGGACAGCGGCCTTGGTAGGCTCACCGATCACTGACTTATACTCACGAGTAGACTCGATCTTGCTAACACGAAGCTCACCCTCAAGCTCATCACGTTCAACTTGGAACTGCTCAAGCTTTGCTTGAAGTTCTTTTAACTGGGCGTCACTCTGGACATCTCCACCCTTTTGTTCGACGGCATCAGCCCGATCGCTGACCTTACCTTCAAACTCTTTGAGCTTCGACTTAGCTTCACGAAGTTCTTTCGTGAGCTTAGCGAAAGCCGTCTGAGCTGCGGGAGTTGAAGCGACTTCAGGGGAAACTTCTTCAACAGTCTCTTCAGACTTAACTTCTGTCTTGGCTTCAACTTTTTCCTCAATCCCAAGCGTACCTAACTGGTCAAGGATAGAACTGGGAGTCTTAGAGGAAGATGTTTCAGTCTTAGCTTCTACCTTTGCTTCAGTTTTTGGAGCTTCTGGTGCTTTCGCAACTGGAGCTTGTTTCTGAATTTTCGCCTCAGCCTTTGCGTTGATAGGCTTAGAGGAGGGGCCACTCGTGCCCAAAGCTTTGTCTAAAGCGTCAGAAAAACTGACGGTAGGTGCTGGAGCAGTTGTAGCGGTAGCTACTGGGGTTGCGGTTTCGGTCGTTGGGGTCGCTGTTGGTGTTTCTGTTGGCATAAATTAGTCTTCCTTTTTCACGCTTTCCCAAGAGTCTGGGAGAGCGTCGGGTTGCTGTTTAACTTCTTTCAAAGCTTCGATATTTCGGATTGCGTCAAAATATCCTTCTCGTCGTGCATTCATCAAGGCGTTGTGTTGGATTGCGTCAACTCCAGGTAATGCTCTGGTTTCAATGGGGAATCCAACATTCTTAAGCACCTCAAGTCCGGCTTTAAGTGTTGTGTTCCCCTCCCATAATTGCTTCCACTCTAATTGAAGATCCTCTCGTTTCAGCCAATCATTTAATTTCATAGGAGCCGACTTTACTCAGTCAGCTTATATTACGCAAGACTTTTTTGACGGATCTTCTGGGCGGCTTCTGCATCACGAATTGCCATCTTTTGCTGGCTGTCCGCCATCTGTAACTGCTGGTCAAGTTTGGCTTGTTCCATTTTGATCTGGGACTCAAGTTGTGCTTTCTGCAATTGAGCTGCGAGTTTTGGATCAATGCCTTGTTGCCCACCCATCTGGCCTTGCATCTGAGCGTTACGACGTTCTTGTGCCGCAATCTGATTGCCGATGTTCTGGATGGCTTCACGCATCTGATTGAGAACTTCGTTAGCGGCTCCAACTTCGGACTTGCGAGTTGGGTCAGAAGCCAACTGCTGAAGATGAGCCATTGTATGCGGGTACTGAAGTTGGAGATAGGAGACCGCAACTTTTGGATCAACTTGGTTTTGTTGGAGAGCTTGCAAGAAGCGGATGGAATCTTCCAAATGAACCCGAGCGTGAACTGCGTGGTTCTCACCAGGATTAACGCTGACAGCACGTCCGCCTTGCATTGCGTCGTTCTCAAGCTCCGCAATCTTGGCGTCAACGGGAATACGCTCGATCTCGCCTTTCGGAATATACCGATCAACTTGATCGTAACCAACACGTGCGGCAACTCGGTCACGGATAAGATTCCTCTGACCAACTTCGTCAAACCGAGGGAGGATCTGCATAAATTCGTTGAAGGCAAGCAAGCGAGCACCAGAACTTCCAGCACCTACGGCTCGCACTGCCGTCACACGATAAACCTGCTCGACAGCTTTCCACGGAACACCACGAGCCTCAACACGCTTGCGGAAGTCGATAGCTTCTCTACCACCGGGCTCGTCAGCACGATATTTGACAGTAGCAAGGCGACGGAATTGCTCAGCAAGCAACTTCTGCCAAGGAACGTAGTAGAGGTTCATGGCTTGTGTGCCAAGAATGGACTGCTGAGCTAGTTCGGCTTGAACTTCGGTGGCTGTACGAGATCCTCCGTCATACACTGTTTGACGGGGATTGTACGACCCAGTGTTATTCATTCGAACGTTGTCGAGATCTCGAACGATGGGCAACACATTGCCCGCAAGATTAGGAGCGGCTCGGTCAACTACATTTAGTCCTGGGGGAAGAACAGAAAGAGGACCGTTATACATCAAGGTCAAGTTGCTGATGTCCTCGCCAGTCGTAGGCTGGATCATCAACGCAGACGAGAGCATTGCTCCGTCTACAACGGCATTACGAAGACGATTGGAAAGCTGAATGAAGGGGAAGAGTTTGTAGCCAAGACCACGGATACTATGAAGCAATCCGTTTGATCCGATTCCGTAAGAGAACAACACAAACGCTTCATTAGCGTGTTGGAATCGGCTTGGTTTCTTGAACAAGAAATCGTCGGTATCTCCGGCTCGGGTTCCGATATAGTGCGAGATGGTTCCGTCAAACTCTTTAACAAAATAGTGCACGCAACGGATAACTTTCGACCGAGCGTGGGAATACATCAAATCGTTATTCTTGAGCTCTTCTTGTAGTCTCTCCCAATCCCTACCAGTAGCGTTGCCAATCTCAACCGAGTGCAACAACGCACGACGAGTTTCCTCAACGTTCCAACCAAGTTCAGCGGCTACCTTGGGGTTCTCAATAAACTGATACAACTCCCCGGCCATATAGTTTCGTTCGACAGTCGCAATTTCAAACTTGGTATCTGAGGCTGCTGTTCCACGGGGAACACGGAAATCACGAAGACCGCTAACACCCCACTGCCAGTTGCGGTTATCGTCAAAGTACGCAAACCCAACTCCGTAGGCTACGAACTGGTGAGCCAAGAGCTGTTGTTTGTAGAAGAACTCGTCCCAATCAGTCAAGGTACGGTGGAACTCTTCGGAGATAATGTTTTCCCACTCGACACGTTCGGATGCGTCACCAAAGGACGTCTTAACTTGAGCGAGCTTATCGACAGAGTTAACGAGATCCGAATAAGCGGAAAGAGCTACTTCCATAGCTCCAGCTGCTTCACCGAAGTTTAGATTGGCTCGGTATCCTTGGCCAAGAGCTTTGAGCTGAGAGTTAGAAAAGGGTGGTTCGCCGTCCAGCATTGACTGGATTTTGCGGCGATCAATAGCCGAGGCGTCGTCAGCATTACGGATAGCCGTAAAGATGGCGTGAGCACTTCGGGCGTCTTTAATTCGAGTGCGTGGAGCTTTCCCCGACTCTGAGATTGTCTCTAGGTCAATTGACACGGCTTCTTAACTCTAACACTCCGTAATATTCGTCAAGAGTTACTTAGTACGTGGTTATCGCCAAAAGAAGCCACATCCATCTTCTTGGCAGTCTTTAACCAGCTATCGCTCTTTGCGGCCGCATATTTGCCACCAGCCAAAGCACCAAGCCTTTGACGACATAAGTCAACTAAGAGAAGGGCGGCGTCGGCCAAATCGGGTGATCTTCCCATTCTAGACTTCATATCTCTTTTGGGCTCTACCACAAGTCGACCACCAGCCATAGTGCTGTACTTTCTAGCGCACAATTCTCTGGCTAGCTCAGCCGTAATGCCTTTGAGTTGTTGACCTCGGAGATACTCAACACCAACGTACCAAAGCTCGGTCACCCTATTGGCAAACTTCTCGTTACCCTTGACTGGGGACATCACGCTAATTGGGAGCTCGGTTGGCTTTTCACCAAACTTAACTCGAAAGATTCGACTGCTCCAAAGCTCGCTTAAGATATCGCAGAACGGATCTCCCGCACCAGTAGCGTCGATTGCGAGATGCTCTGGTCTCACGCCCTCTTTCTCGCATATCTCTTTTACTTGCCTAGCAATTTGAAAGTTTCGGGGCTCATTAGCTTTTGTTGCGTCTTCACGGACAATGTAGGACTTCGTGAACGCAATCGTGGGCAATCCGAGATTACTCTTACCAAAACTGCCAATATACAAAACAGACCTATCTCCTCCGTTCGTAAATGCGGGATCGAACCCAGCCACCTTGGTCGGGGCTTTCTCCCATATCGGCATAGCCTCCCCGTCAGACTTTCGGATTTCTGCTTCCGAGTAAATGTTCTGTTCGGCACCGACTGGTGCGGGGAAAGACCTAATAAACCGCCAATACGACAAACTATTCTCACCTTGGTACTCTCGAGCCTCGTAAAGCTGTTTGCTTGTGAGCAAGAATGGCCATTCATCGTCAGCAGATAGATTAGGTGACTTCTCCCCGTCTAAATGGACGCAGTATCCTCGGGAGGTCTCCCACCCCTCCATGTCTGTATTTACGCTGTTCCAAGTATTCTTCGGTGTGATATACTGCCCAAATGGGTCGTAAGCCGAAGCAAAGTTCCCTAGTGCGATACACTGGAAGTAGGGGTTGGAATCTAGGTTATGGATGGCTTCGAAGATGGCGGGTGAAACATCTGTCGCCTCGTCTACAAGCAAAAGAACTCTCTTATTCTTTAATCCGATCAACTTCTCGGTGGCTTCTTTCTCCTTGTCTTTGGCGGAAGGAATAAGCGTAATACTCGATCTGTCACTGCCAGCTTCGTCGAGAATAAGTTTTCCCATCGAGTCGACAATACGACCAGGTAGTCCTGGGATCTGAAGATGCCGTTCGCGGATAACACCCCACATCCGCTTTCTGGCCTCTCGAACTGAAGTAGTGGTTACTAGAACAAGTGTATTAAAAGGATCAGCCAACCAGTTAACCAGACCCCAGATGCCGATACAATGCGTCTTGCTGGAGGACTTGGGACCAGAAATGCCGAGATAGTTCCACTTGCAGGCTTCCTCAAAGATACGCTCGGCCCAAGGGTTCCATTGAAAACCAGACTTGTTCTTCTTCTTATCGTAAGGCCAAAGCAACTCGACTACTCTGCGAAAGTGGCCGTACTTACCGAGACCACCACGTTCTGGGCCAAAGCCTTCTCGGAACGCAATAAGCTCGATGGTGGCTTCCGTGGTTCCTTCTGGCCAGACAATCCCATACTTTTGAAATCCTTGGCTCACGATTGAGCTAGGAGTGTAAAATCAAAAAGGGTTTAAGCAAGAACTTAAACTAGCGACTGACTTCTTCCCAATCCATGGAGCCGAAAATACCTTGCCCGCTACCACCACCAGCTGCTGTCAGAGATAGGTTAAAAGGAGTCGAGGTAAAAGAGTTTCGCTCCAATTGGAATTTGAATAGTGCTTCTTTTAGGATATCGACAGAAGAGGCTCCTTGATTTGAGGAGTGCAAATAACCACTAGCCAAGACTCTGCCACCACTAATGGTTCCGCCAAGGTTGTACTCGACGGAAGAATTAACTCCAGCGTCAACCCAAGTTCCACCAGAGACTGTTCCAGAAGCGTTTACATTCCAATTAAAATTAGTCCCATTGCCAGTCCCCAAAACTGATATAGCGGTCAAAATTACAATAGCATCCAGTCTCGTAGCCTTGAGACGAAGAGAGACAATTGGGGTCTGAACATCTGTTGCGCCTAGTGTTCTTGAGGTACCTACTGGCACTCCAACTGCTTGTTGTAGGCCACTTAATTCGTAACCACCTTCAGAAATGACTGTCGAACAAATTTGTTTAAGAGTGCTCGAACCAGAAGTAGCACCCGTGTTTGTAATCTCATACCGCAGAGGTAGACTGGCTGTGGTGATATAGGTCGAAGCAACTAGATTGGCGTGGTGGAATGTGTGGCAAAGAACGAAACGACCGTTAATAACAAATCCTAAACGAACAGACCCAACCCCAAGCCACTCGAGATCCATCCAAAGGATTTGTGATTTAGCAATATCGAGGGTAAGACCCGAGGGGCCAGTGCCATCAAGTTTGTCGCCATTCCAGCTTGACTGCACGACGGGACTTGAAACAACAGACCCGGTAACAAAAGAGCGTTCTACAAAACTTAAAGTGCTTCCGTCTAATTGGACATAGAAACCATTCTGTGCGCCGAAATACCCTACCCTTTGCCGAAGGTTAGTTTTGGCGGGAGCCATAACAAAGGTGGTCATCACGAGCAGAGATTTGCCAGGTTGATATGGGAATACTTTGGTTGTTTCTCTAAGTACTTGCGAGCCGGAGGCGGAGGTGACGGCAAGATCAACTAAACCTTGATCTGCGTTAAAAGTAGATGTCCCGCTAGTGGCTACAGATGTAGCCCAAAGATTGTTGTCGGCATAGCGATGCGAAGAGTCAAAAATCGTTAAAGGGGTAGACGAACGAAGACGTCCAAAAGCGTCTGTTGAGAAAGCAGTCGCACTCGCTCCAGAGGAGGACATCCCAAAACTATCCTCCAAAAGCCGATTGATCTTGTAGAGCGAACGATTCTCGCTGTCTTGGTACGTGGGGTACGTGGGCGTGGTGTAAATATCTGACACAAACTCCATATTAATGTTGGGGGTTAATTAGTCAAC